TGGGACACAGAGGTTTGCAATCGTACTTGTTGAGGATGACACCGAGCGTGTTGAGTCCCGCCATCGCCATGATAGGCGACGGAAACCAGATGTAATCCACCGTCACGTCCATGTCCCCCGGAGGCATCAGCGGGATCGGAATGACGAGGAAAATCTTCCCGTAGTACGGATTGACCAACAGAACCTCGACAGGGACCCCGTTGACGTACACGACCACGTCTTGCTTGGTCGCCGGGGTTGCATCTCCCCACCCCTTCACGAGCGGGCCCTTTTTCACCAGAAGGAAGTCCTTGGCGTTGGCTCCGTTGCCGACAAATGGGGCCTGCTGATTGTGCAGGAAGTTCCAGGCTGCGGAGAAGACCGTCTGGGTGGCCGTGAACAGGATGTCCTGAAGCGGGAAATCGACGATGTCGTAGAACCCGCCAGGATCGAGATGAAACTGAAGACCACCAGGGATGCCAGGAGCACCCGTGAACGCGGCAGTCAAACCAGCGACGATGGGCTCACCGTTGACGACCACGGTGTACGTGTCAGCTTTCTGGTTCCGGGCCAGTGAAACCGTGACTTGCTGCCCACTCCAGTTGATGCTCGAGGAAGCCGAGAAAGCACCGGAAGTAATCTCGAGGGTGTCCACCCCGGCCACGCGCTTGAACGCCAGATCGACTTGGACAGCGGTATCGCTGATCAGGATCAGTAAAACCGGATCGGCATCGGGGGGCGGATCGATTGTGACCGCCGACGACGCGTCGAAAGTGACATCGACACGGTAGCTCGAATTCGGTTGGATCTTGCCGCTCGTGTCGATGAACCGCCAACCGTAGGCGAAGCCGATGGGCTTGGAGAGCAGGATCTCGTCGGTGCCCTGGGTGGTCGATCCACTGCCGATCTCCTGTGCCGCGAAATCGGCTTGGGGAGACGTAGGCAAGAACGTGCAGTCGTAACCGATCGCCGTTGCCGGGCTGATCACGCCAATGTACTCGGCGGAAGTCATCCCGAGCACATCCATCTTCAACTGTTTGGGATCCGCGTTGTACGGGAACGTCACCAACTGCGGGATGATGTTCTGTGGATACGTGGTGACGTACCCATAGGCATCCACGTCTTCAATGCCCGGAGTGAACCCGGTCTCGGGAAGCATGTCGTACTGAAAGTCATACCTGAGCTCGTCCCCCGACTCCGGTGTGATGGTGAACGGAGGCGCCTCACCCTTGCACAGGACATCGGCCTCGTTGAGGGGCGCCCATCCGGCGATCTGCTGTCCACTGATGTCGATGGGGCCGCTGACGATGACCTTGTAGAGACCACCGAGTGTGGTCCCTGTATGATGCAAGAGCACCGAAGTCGGCCCCCACACGCCGTCGACTCCGACCTCCACACTGAGCACGATGGCGGGAGCAGCTCCCGTGATGTCGACGAGTGTGTAGCTGGCAGGGTCGAACAGGTCAGCGTTCGGTGACATCTCGTTCGAGAAAAAGACCTCGATGATGAACCCCGTGATCGAGATCGCTGCGATGACCTCGGGAGGATTCAGCCCACCGATACAACCGTAGGCACTCGTCCCGTAGGCACACCCACCGTAACCGCCGATGATAGCGATCGAGGGTTTCCCAAACCCTCCAAGTGAACCGTATGAGCTGTAGCCGTAGCTGTAGCCTCCATACCCCCCGAGAGGAGGAACGGTGGCCGGAAGCGAAACGCCTCCCAGGCCCCCGTAAGGGCCGTAGCCGTAGGGCTCAAGTCCGTAGCCAAAAACGCTCATCTACCACAGCACAAAGTTGGTTCGGGTTACACAGTACCCGTGAGGGAGATGACGAGGCCGTCCGCGGCCGGCACAGAAACGACCGGTCCCGGGTAGATGATTTGAATGAGAAGGGTGTGAGGGACTCCCGGAGGCACCACTACCGCAATGTTGGCGATAGGTAGGAGCAGTGCAGGGCCGCTGGGGATGCCCGCTGGAATGGGGAAAATACCGGGCAGGAAGCTGAGATCGAAGCCAGCGACTCCGTAGCCAGCGCCGCCTCCCGGGTCAACGATGCCTGTGCCCGCGAGAGCGCCTGCCAGGCCCACGTAGACCTGGAGGATCGTACCAAAGGGGAAGGGACCACCGACGTTGAAATAGAGCTGGAGAGGGCCAGGGGAGCCCGGAGGGCCAGCAGGTGCGGGAGGCACCGAGAATCCGGTCGCGCTGTTGACGATATCGAACTCTTCGATGGTGATCGCGCCACCCACCGTGGGGACGAGCATCTGCCGTGAGTAGGTCTGCTCGACTACTCCGCTGGCGGCCAGGGTGAGGCGACCTTGCGCGTCGACCGTGAGATTCGTTCGCGTGTAGGCCGCAGCCGCGACACCTGTGTTGGTCAAGTCTACTTGCGCCGGGTTGCCATTGCCGCCAACAATGGTCGCCGTCGTGCCAACGCCGTTGCCGAGGACCCTGTAATCGGTGAGCCCCGCCGTGACAGCGTGCGTGATGAAAGCGGCCGTGCTCGGGGCCGCACCGCCGCCGCCACCACCAGCGATCTCGTCAATGGCATCCTGCACGTTCTCCGACACGAGGCCCGATGCCGTGTTGTCGTAAAACAACGACGTACCGATGGTGAGTGCCTGACGGGTAACCGCACCAACCTGCGTGATGGGGCCGTACTCGGCCGAAGCGAGACGCAGATACGAGGTACCTACGACGCCCGTGTCGTTGATGGAGAACCCGAGGAACCCAGGAGCTCCCGTTGCCGTATCTCCAAGCAACGTGCGGCGCAGCGTGAGGGACAAGTCCCCAGGGATGGCCACAGCAGTGGGGTTGAGCTCGATGCCGTCGGTGATGCCACTGGCACCGTCCACGACGAGCTGACAGTCTTCCAAGACGAGATCTTCCGACCAGCTTTGGAGGCTGAAAGAAGTCCCAGCACCTACGTTCTGAACCTGCTCGAACTGCGTGCTTTTGAGCAGCGCGGTGACACCACCAAACGCACTCGGATCCACGGTGCCGATGCTCGGCCCGATGAACATGCAGTCCTTGGTGATCAGACTCGAGGTCCCCGCCGTTGAAGATACGGTGAAGGCCAAGGAAGTCTTGCTGAACGTGTCCGTCTGGGCGACGCGGGTGTTGTCCAGGAACGCTCGGCCGCGCTCAACTGAAATCCCCGCGCCTTGGCTCGGAGCCCCACCGCCATTCTGGAGGAGTTCGGTGTTGATCAGGTAGACATCACCCTCACCAACCTTGCGGAGCAGAGCGTTCGTCGTCGCGCCCACGTTCTCCAGGACGACATTCGAGATGTAACAGTACTCACCCAGGTTCGGCAGATTGGCCGTGAACGTGAGCGCCGGAGCACCGGTGTTGAGGGCCCGGATATTGACGCTACGATCGAAATCGGGATGATCGCCCGGACCGCCGCCGCTCGATGGCCACCCGATGATGTGGACATACGGTTTGAATTCGACGTCTTCTTCGTAAAAACCGGGGCGGACCGCCACGATCATCGGCTGCGTCGCGCTGGGGAGAATTCCGCCGTTGAACTCGTTGTTGGTCTCGGCGGCGAGGATGGCCTCCGACACCGTCGAGAAATCCGCAAACCCTTCAGCTACCGCAGGATCGTTTGGAACCCAGAGGTTGTTCTTGCCACGGTTAGCATCGACGTAAATGATGCGACCGCTAGCGGCGCTATGCTGGATCAGGCAGAGCAGACGGTTAAGGTTGAAGTTCTGGTCGTTCGCCCAACCCTCGGCCGAAACATCGACCGGAATGATGCCGGTGCCATCACGGCGTTCACCGGCGGCGACGAGTGTGAGATCACCGAAAAACGTGTCGTAGCGCAGACGAACGTACTGCTCGTCCTGTGTTGGCAGGCCGGCGTCGATGACGAGTCGGATCAGATACGGGCCTTCGTTGTCGACGGTGAACGTGACAGGACCAGGTCCGAAGATGTTGCCGACCAAAACGGCGGCGGAGGGGTTGCGGTCTTTGTCCTCCGGTGCGAAGGCGATGGACCAAGCGTAGGTGTTGGCGGGACCGCCAACATCATCAAGCTGGACAACATCCCCGGCACGGAGATCGTTGCGGCTGGCCCCTACCACCGGATTGGCGGCGTTGACGAGACTTTGGATCAGTGCGGTAGCCATGCTGCTTCCTCGGCCGGGAATTCGGCGGTTCTAACCTTGGGCGCCCTATAGGCCCGCCACCGAGTCAAATGTAGAACTGAGCGGAAGCATCCTCACCGAGAACGGTGAACGGCGTGCGAACACCAAGACGCTCCACTGTGACCCTGTAGGACTGCCCTGTGGCCTCTTGGGGCATCCTCGTAAGGATTTGCATGATGCTCGGCGCGACTTGCACACGTGTCACACCGGAGCCTGGTGGGCTGAAACCCACCGGGCCCCCATTGTTCCCCAACAACACATCCAAGCGATATTGGCCGGCATTTGGCCCTTCGAGAAAAGTGAGAATTTCACCTTCTTCAGCATCGGAAAAATCCTGGTTCGGATCTTCAAGAATGCCGTCCGCGTCCGCCGTAGCTTCTCCGGTGAGCCCCGTCGGGCTCGTTGTGTAGGGCCGCGCGATGAATACGGTATTGCCCTCTACATCGTCCTCGGTATCGGCCCCGGCGATGAGACGCTGAAGACCGATCACTCGATAGCGCCCGAACGTCGAACTGTCCTTACCACCTTGGTTGGAACTCGCGTTGGGCCCATCGAGGATCTCGAGCGTAGCTCCCGGACACACGGAACGAAAATCGAGCGACACATCCTGGAAAGTCATGCGGCCAGCCAAGGTGCTTCCCTCGGTGCCGTTGATCTCCTTCATGCCGCAACAGAATTTGCGGAAGTCCTCGTAGTACCAGGGGTCGAGTTCGAAGAAGGGGGAATCCTGGAATAGGGTGCCGAACGCATCAAGGAATAGATGCCGATACTCGTACAGGGCCTTGGCCGGTTTGAGCGCCCGAAGGATCCGCATGTTGTTACGAAGCACCCGGAAGGGATCGGCTGGGAATCCGGTCCCGATAGCCCCCTCGATCAGCTCTCCGTTCGAGGCCGTGAATACCGTCTGGCACAACACGTTGATCTCAAACTCATGCTGGTCCCCTAAATTCCAATAGGAAATGGGGGTGCCCGAAAAGTCGACTTTCGCGATGACCTGGATGACCGCTTCAGTAAGAAGCTCGAGCCCTTGCTCGACCACATCCTGCGTAGCCCCTTGAAGCAGCAAGATGATCATGCGCCGTAGAAACTCTCGGTAGGTCAGGTCACCGTCCACCTCCGGGATGCCACGCGGCGCCTGGGAGGTGTCCGGGAACACCAGCGTTCCGATCATCTGCCACAGGTACTCGGGGCGAGCGAAGTCCACATCGGACTCGAGGCCCACCTCTTCAAGCGCGAGCTGGACGCTGGCGAGTTGCTCCGCAAGCGCCTGGTACTGCACGACGTAGTACGGCCCCGGAATTTCACCAACATAGTTCGAAGGGATAACCTGCTGGAACGTGCGCAAGATAGCGTCCGTGATATCCCGCAGCGTTCGGACCCCCTGCTGCCCATCCTGAGAGACCGGCGCAGGGTTCTGCTTACGCGTAAATGGGAGGTAGGGCTCCTCCGGGATGATCGGCGGCTTTTTCTCGTTAGCCACTGGTCCGCTGATCCTCCGTGAAAGTCAGGATGAAGTTTCCCGTCTCGAAGAACTCGATCGAGCTCGCTTCAATATCCTGCACCCGTGTCTCATCCTGGACTACGGTGTACGTGACCTTGTAGGTGTGGATCTCCGGACGATCGCTCGCCGCCAAGGAAATCAGGGCTCGGTTCGCAGTCAGTTGCCGCCGGATCTCCTCGATTTCCGCAGCCGTGTTCGCGGCCGGAAAATTGGCCTGGATCGTTGAGTCATCGCTGTACTCGGGGATGGACAACCCCTCATTCCCAATGATGTACGCCTGATTTGGCTGAGCCTTCAGATTCTGTGGGTTCGACGTTTGCAACGTGAACGCCAAATCATCCTGGAAGACCCCCGCAAACTGTGTGCCGTCCCCACCCCCCGTGGACGTCGGGTTGTTGAGAGGGTTCTCGAGGATCCAGGTCGTGACCGTATCCGTCGAATAAGGAACGGCCGTGCTCCCAAGCAGAGGCTCAACGTCCCCCGAAGTAGAGGGCACCGTTTCACGCACAACGAGGGCTCCAGGACCTCGAGCGAGTTTGCGAAGTGGGCTTTCAATGTAGGAAACACCACGAGTATTGTCGAGCACCGCCACGATGTCGGACCGACGAACCGCAGCTCCAGATGGAAGAGCACGGAGGAACGTGGTGAGGTTCGTGCGCACGTCGCTGTCCACGGTGGACACCCGGGACCCCTCCTGAGTCACGACTGTCGCCGTCACATCCACCGGGATGGGCACCGAGGCTTTCGCCAGGACATCCGCCGTCAAATGCTTTTCGGCATCCAACGAAAGCTGAACGGTGGGAATGACCTGGTTCGTGATGTACTCGACCGTGAAGTTCTCCGTGTGCTGGTAATCCACCAGCACAGTCTCACCGCTGGTGATGTTGCTGTTCGATGTGCGACGGATTGATACCGCGATCGTCTGTGTGCCCGGCACGATGCTGTAGTCCGACACCCCGCTCGGATCATCCGGACCTCGATACTGAACGGTACCTCCCAAGTTGAATACCGTGATCGTGATCGGGTTGACCCCAAGGTTGTCGAGGAACTCCTCAAACTCACCAAGTAGAAGATGCTGTTCACCGGAAACGTCGATGGACTCGCCGCTCGGGACTCCATCAACCTGGATGATGTTCAGATACGACTGTGCCTTGGTCGAGCGGCCATCCAGGAGAGGATCGTCCGGTTGCACGAACTCCCAGTTGTCTGTCGGAAGGGTCCCGGAAACCGTTCCCGTAACTTGAACGACGCTGGACACGGGCTGCCGTGTGAACACAAACTCCGTCGAAGTCACATACCGGTAGTCACCGAAAATGATGTCCCCGAATTTCGTGTTAGGTTGGCTCACTGAATTCGAGAGCTGGATCGTTCGGTAATCCAGGATCTGTACATCAGTCAGGTCGTAGAACACCCCCTGGCTGGCGTCCCGCATACCGATTCCCAACGCGGCGTTGTCCAGCATCTCAGCGATGGGATTACTCGGCGAAAGATTCTGGTCAAGAGACCGGAACTGCAACGCCAAGGGGTTCCCGAGAATCTGGAACTGGACATCGAACGCTGTTTCGAACGTGAACGCGAAATTGTCCGTCACATCCGCCTGGGACTCGCCTCGAATCCATACGTCGACCTTCCCGCCAACATGCTTCTCGAAGTCAGGGTCATAGTCACGCTGCATGAGGGAATCTCCGGCAGCGACCACCTTGGCTTCCTGCACCCCAGCCACATCTGCGGCGATTTGGAGGGTGCCCTGCTCCGTACCAGAATCCACCGAAGCGAGCGCGTTGCGAGCCCGCACAGACAACTCAAAGTTGGTTTCCTGAGCCGTACCTCCGAAGGTCGCGTTACGGTTTGTGACCGCCAGCCCTTGAATCGTACTGCTGATCACAGTCCGGATCTGGCCTGAGCCCAGATTGCCCGCGACCCCCGTGGCACTGGCTTCGATAGGAGCTTCGACCTGGTATGTCCCCGTCGAAGGGTCGAAGAACGCACCGACATTGTTGACCGGAATCGACGCATCCGTGGTGGTTACAAATTGAACCGACCCGCTGGCCACACGCGTCCCCAATGGAATGAAGATCGTGGCCGTCGGACGTGACCGAGTGAAGAACGTGACAAAACCACGCGCACGCGCACCGGACCGACGAAAGACGTTGTTGCGTCGCGCCAACTGCTCGAAAGCGGTGTCGATGATGGCCTGGATGTCATTTGCGTTCTGGATGTCGAACACACGCCCCAGAGCCTGTTTGTAGGGCGACTGGACAACAGGGGTGGGACCTCCGTTGGGTTCGACTCCGTCGATCTGGAGCAGCGTATCGAACGACTGGATGCGATACATGAAGTCCACCAACAGCCGGAGCCGCGTGACTTCGTTGGAGATAGGATCGACCACCGTGTCGCGAATCACCGCACCAGGTTGGATGGCGATCTGCGGCGTCGTTCTCGTGATTGCAGCGATCGTGTCCTGCACGACCTGGAGACGTGCCGGCGACGGGAATGTGCCGATGTTCTGCTCGATCAAGACCGGCTTGGCCGCAACTTCAGCAGAAAACGAGGACTCGATTTCAAACTGGGTGTCGGAGTCAAAGAAGACCGCCGTCGTGACGTAGTACAGGGGCTGGTTCAACGATGTAGCCGCGAACTCACCGATAGGCACCGTAGGAGGGTCATTCTGTGGCCCCGCCACGCGATTGTGATTGAAGCTGTAGAAAGCACGTGAGACCACCGTGTCCAGGGAATAGGTCGACCGGATGACCCTCGTAGTTTCGGGGACCTCGAACACTTCCACAAAGTCCGTTTTGAGAAGATTCGTCTGCTCCTGTTCGGTGATGGCGGCAGCCAGTTCTGGCGTCAACGTGATGTCCTCAAGATTTTGGATCACATCGTTGGTGCTGGTCTGCGTCTCCCTGATATTGACGTAGAGAGGATCGGCCGCCGGAGTGCCATCGGGATTCGTGGCGATAGCGTTGTCGACCTGGAGAGTCCCGATGTTCGTTGTCTCCTGAAGCGTCACGAAGTCGGAGACTGTATTGAGGTTGATCCTCTGATAGCCCGTCGCACCGCCGCCCTGAAATCGAGCCGCGTAAAAATTGATCCCCGTGAACGTCGAATCATTGACGCCCTCGACCCGGATCGTTACCGAGTCATCCTCTTGTTCCACGCTCACATTGGTCGGCACCGTGCCGATCAGCCCGATGTCAGCTTCCTGGACAAGAGTCGCCTCCATTTTGGCGGAGGCGGAGACGGCTCCCGAAAACGAGATCGACCGAACCGCAACGGTGTTCTTCCCCGCAACGAGCTCGAGTCCGTTCGGGAACGCAGAGGGATTCGGGAACGAAAACGTGTCCCCCTCGAACACAATCAAATCCGGATCGGAGGTGTAGGCCCCCCCACGGATGGAAATCTGCATATCCACCGTGTCGGAAGCCATGGTTCCTCTAAAAAACCGCGACGACATTGTGGTCGAGAAGATCGTGACTTCACGACCTACACCGTCGGGACCAATGATTTTCGGAGTGGATACCATCGTCTACCTATCAGCGTGGGGCCACTCCGGGCAGAGACCGTGTGCGAGGATCGATGCCAAAACCCTGGAGACCCAACGAGAGTCCGTTGGAACCTGCAAGCGCTGCCGTTCCCGGCGCCGCGAACACGGTTGAAATGACCACGGGGACGTTGGCCGCGTTCGAGGCAACGATCTGAACCTCGAAAATGGTGGGGTCGAGCTCCGACGGAAAAGTGTTGAGGGAAAGAATCCCGGCCAACCGCTGACGGGGTGTGATCTCCTGGTATCGACCAGCGGCTCCCTGCAACCGCATGAACACTTCCAGTGCCGTGATGACGTCCTCGTTGAGAGACGAGATGCCCGCCCCTGTAGCTTTGGCACCGATCCTCGTGAGCAACACGGTGCCGTACTCGGGATGAAAAGCATTGGAGCCCTTGATGGTGCTCAATACCTTGAGCACATCTTGATTCAAAAGGTCTTCGTTCCCGATGGTCTGAGGTTCCCCGCTCGCCGTGATGCGGTAGTCGTTCTCGATACCAAAGGTCTGGCATCGCAAGCAGTACTGCTGATAGGTCGTGTACGAGACCTTGAACACCGGGTTCCCCTTCACGACCGTTTTGAATTTCGGGAACCTGGTCGGCACCGCGCGCACCGAAGAAAGTCCGAGGTTTACCTGAAGCGATTGGCGCTCGGCGAATTCCCAACCCGGGTAGGCTTGACTCCCTCGAGCCTGGATCTGATGCACGAACCCCAAAGAGCCTCGGGCAGCACCATCCACCCGCACACGCGACCGGAGATCCTGATCGAGGAAGTCAGTCAGGACCAAATAGCCGTTGGAGTTCTCCGCGAAAATACTGACCTGACCATTTCGGAAAGCGGCGTTGAGGACTTCGACCACACGGCTTGCCGGAATACGACTGCCAATCGGAAGCTGGAAATTCTGGATGCTCTGCGACCGGTTTGAGATGGTGATCGTGTTTTCGTTC